TTATAACTGAGATAGTCACACGTTTGTCGCAGGACCGTGTGGTAACTATGGATGATTACGACAATATTATTGCTTATATGAACAAGAACAAAAAGCCAGATGAGTTGTCAGATATTAAAAGACTAGGCGGTATTCAATGAGAGCAACTGATGTAATTAGAAGTGTGTTGGATTTGATTGATCAAGTTGACGGGTCTCCTAGTCATAAACAATCAGCACCTGAACTATTACCTACATACAATGCAGACGGGGAATTGGTTTCTAGATTTCAACAAATATATAAAGTACTTGCAAATAGAAATTCTTCTGCTGAGTACAGCAACACTCCAAACGAAATAGTCACAGATATAGCAAGTGTAACCACTGATGTCGGCGGTGGCCCTAATAAAATAAAACACCCAGCTGATATCAGAATTAAAGATCTACGAGGATATGAATAATGGCAGTGTTTGTATACAAAGGATTAACTGGCATATTAGGCACAGTTACAATTGGAGATCCTGATACAGAAACCATTGGCGATTTGATTGTTGCAATTTCCACTGACGAGGGATTGCCTACTGATTATTATGCAATAAGTGTAGAAGTTAACCCCGCAGTGAACGATACAGTTTTGGACGACAGTACTATTGTGATCGGTGGCACTGCCCCTACTGGTGCTGAGATTACCTCAGCAGATAGAATCATTTGTACACCAAGACAAATAGGAACCAAAGAACGTAGACAGATACAAAAATTAGAAATAGCTAAAAAGAAAAGAGAAGGTGGCCTTGCTGATGATTCAACTCAAGATGCGTATTATAGACAACGCAACAGCTACAACAGAGATTTATTGCCCACAAAATATTCAGGCAATACAGTAGTAGACAATGCCAATACGGGCGGGTTACAGCTAGGGAGACCTTGGTTTTAATGCCTAATTTAAATCCTAACAGCACAGGCTACACACACAGTTACGAACCAAACACCAATGACCTTACTATGGCCATGGACTACGACTTACAGGGTAAACCCTTGTTGAGAGTTGCAGCATCCTTGTCGGGCCCTAGTATTGCAGGTCAGGTATCAGCATTTGGGGAACCGTTGGCAATAAGTCCTACAGCAGTTATACAATTAGATGCTATCTACGGAACCACATCTGATGTTATACAGACATACAACAATGGTACAGGATCAAGTTCAGGAAGCAATAATCAAATATTTCGTGTAGAATCAGGTACCACACAAGGCGGCTACGGGGTATTGCGTTCAAAACGTTTCATGCGCTATCGTCCTGGACAGGGTATTGTTACAAGATTTACCGCAGCATTTACACAAGGCGTTGCAGGCAGCTTACAGTTTGCAGGATTAGCCAATCAAGAAAACCGTGTTGCGTTTGGCTATGATGGTGATCGTTTTGGGGTGTGTCGTTCGACAGGCGGAAAAGCGCACATTACTTTATTAACTATGACTGTGGCTCCTAATGCCACACAAACAGCAACTATTACACTAAATGGTGTGCCTTACACAGTCACATTAGGCAATACCTCAGCAGATGTGGCCATGCAGACCATTGTTAACCGTGCGGGCGGATACAGTGGCTGGTTAACACAACAGACAGACGGTGCTAGTTTATGGTTAGCACCTATTCTAGGGCCACAAAATGGTACGTTCAGTTTTACCAGCACTGGTAATGCTCAAGCAACATTTTCAACCAAACAGGTAGGTATAAATCAGACTGATTATTGGACATATCAAGAAGATTGGAATATTGATAAGATGGATGGTAGCAATAAGATTGATACTAATCCTAGCGGAATGACATTGGATCATACTAAACTAAATGTCTATCAAATAAACATGCGTTGGTTAGGTGCGGGTGTTATTAGCTATGCTATGGAAGATCAAGCTTCTGGTACATTGGTATATGTTCACAAAGAACACTATGTGAATCAACATAGTACTCCACACACGCTGAATCCTAGTTTTAAGATTACCTACGCTGCTTACAATATCACCAGCACTACCAACATGACTGTAATTGGCGCAAGTATGTATGGTGCCATTGAAGGTACAATATTTCAAAATGAATTAACTCGTGGCTTTGGTTTATCAAAGTCTAACCTAGCACAAAACCAGTTGCATCACTTGTTAACTATTAAAAATTCTGTAGTTACCAACGGGTTAGCTGGTGCTAATAATGGTAACTACATTCTTAATGCCAAAGAAGCAATTGTTAAGAGCCTGAGTGTATCTATTCAAGGACAGGACCCAGCTAGAATTTATCTGTTTTTTGACCCCATCGGTTTTTCGTCAACACACTTGTATCAAAATATAGCTAGATGTAATGAAGTTTATAGTTCAGCTACTGGAACACTTAACTTAACACTTGATACACCTGTATACGAAGCAATAGTAGGCATTAATGGTACTATCAACGTAGATCTCAGTGCTTATCGAATAACAGTACCTCCAGGAAGTCTAGTTAGTATAGCGATACAAAGCACCGGAGCAATGAACCCTGTGTCATGTGCTCTGGTATGGAGTGAAGATTAATCTCATGTTTAGTTTAATATAACAGCACAAAATGATTAACCCCTGTTAGTTTGTACTAGCAGGGGTTTTTTAATAATAATATAATATAAAGGCTATGCCTACACTTAAAAATAATTTATATAGTTTACTTATCGGTTTTATTTACACCATTTACAAAATCGTAAAACTTTGTAGCCATGCTCAACACGTCATCTGCTCCAGGAACTTTAGGAAGTTCTACCTTGGTAACAACTTCTCCTTTTTCAGATTTAGTAACTGAAATTTCGTATTGACCTAGTCTGGAATGATAATCTTGCCAAACATGGCCCTGTGCCATCTCTAGCATTTGAGCACGGATTTCATATCCGTTTTTGTTAAAGTTAATTTTGGGCATTGCTGCCTTTAGTTGTTCGCCGAATGTTGCAGCAGCTTCTTGCATTTGTTTTGCGTAGTCGTTCACTGTAGTTCTCCTGTATGTGTCTGTAATTGTTACACTATTTTTAAAATGTAGCAGTGTATTTACTTTTTGTCAACCGGCTTAGACTTGTTTGCGATAACTTTTTCATCTTCGCCGTAATAAGGTATGTGTGACATCATTTGCCACCTTTCTTTTTTTCTGTTTGGTCTTTGAAGTAACTGTGATCTGGGTCTAACATTATATGATCCATCCTCTTGAAATTTGATTTGCTCTAATCTGCCACGGTGCTTCACCACGGCTGATCATGCGCTGTCTGCGTTCTAGATCTTCAAGACTGATACTGTCTGCAAGATACTCTTCAACGAATTGTCTTTCGTCACGAGAGTTGAATAGGTCTTTGAACATGTTTCTAATCATTGTAATGTCAATCATTTTTGTACTCCATGCGCAGCTTGTCTGGCAATCAATGGAATCATCTCAGGTTCAAGTCCGAGATCACGCAGTTCGTGATATCTAAGCGAACTTAACTCTCTAATGGTTTGATTGTACACTCGACGACGAGCAAACCAAGTTTGAATTCGTGCAATCATTGGTTGCCTCCTAAGTTAGGAGCCACACCAAATTCTTTCATATGGTTGTATGCAAATGTGGAATCTTTTTTGTATTCTATACGAGCCCAATTTTCTAGGTCTTTGTCCACAGACTGGCCAAGTCCGCGAACCCAACTGTTGAATAGTTTAATAGTAAGCATCTTTTCTCTCTCTATATGTGTGATTATGCTGCACCTGCAACATACACTAATATTTAACATAAAATGTTGACAAAAACAAGCGTGATTACTGCATACCGTCTCTGCGTAAACTGCATAGCTCTTTGAAACAGCATGAAAACATTTTTCTTGACAAACGTTTCTGTATAATAAATACTGTAAGGACAAGGCAATGAAGAAAAAAACACGCGGAATCTTAGAAGAACTTTCCAGCATAGGTCGCAAATCCTATTCTGATGAATTTATACAAACCACCGGAAGCAATCTAATCGAAAGTGCAATCAATCTTTTGACAAAGATACACGAAACCTATCCTGAAGAAACTGCACTGGATTTGGAACGTCGTTTCCTAAATGCAATAAGAGGATCTAATCCAAAAAAGTTTAGATTCGGTGTTGAAAAAATAATAGAGTCAAAGAAGAAATAACATGGGCGGAAATGTATTCAAAGATGTTGTGCCGTTTGATCATTCGCAAATTGGTGCAATTGAACAACAGTTGAATTCTGTATTGACACAGGTTGGGGTTTGCGCCATCCCTATCGGCAGCACTGCGACTCCAACCGTTGGCAAGGTCAGTGGAGACTTTGATGTGCTGGTTGAAGAACGTACTCTTGCACAGTTGTTCAACGAGGACAACCCTAGAAACATTAGAAAAAAATTGAAAGATCTGTTTGATCAATCTGGTGCTACCACCAAGCTCAACGGCATTGCAGTTCATGTGAGAGTGCCAGTGGCAGGGCAGGCCTACCAAGCAGACATACTGGTTGCGCCACAGGCAAAACAGATCAGCAAGTTTCACATACACAAAATACCTCCAGGTTCACCATACAAAGGTGTACACAAACATCTTGCTATAATGTATCTTGCAAAGTCCAAGGGATTGTTGTGGAGCGCATTTCAAGGCCTGTTCACCAGAGACAGTGAAGGACGTCGCGGAGACTTTATTACCAACAACCTAGACAAGATTGCTTATCTGCTGATCGGAGTAAACGGCCAACAACAGGATTTTGACTGTTTTGAAAACATAGTTGCAGCACTGCCTGCAGATTTTGCCGCCAAGATGATTGCAGACCTTCGCGAAGATCCCAGTTGGAAAGATGTTATATGAAGATTTTTGAAGTGCTCAGCAGCAACGAAATCAATCCTGGCTCAGTGTCAGAAGCTGTACTGGAGGAACAACCAGTATTATCCAGCTGGATTGCAGATATAACACTGCAACGCAACGAACGAGACGTTACCATGACATTGGGCAATGGACGCAAATACAAGGTTGCAAGTGTAGGAAGAACTGTGTATACTGCATGGGTGAACAGTGATTCAAAAGGCAAGTTTTGGCACGCCAACATAAAAGGCAGACATAGAGTACAGAGGCTGTTGTGAAATATCAAGAAATCAAAACTGCACCACGTGTGGGCAGAGAGTTTCAGCATTTAGAAGATCTTGTGTTCATTGAAGGCAGTTCTGGTGCACATTATGCAATCCACTTGCTAGAATCGTTGGCTAACAAAAATATTTCTGTCAAGTGGGACGGTAATCCTACTATTTACTGGGGCAGGAATCAATCTGGAGAATTTGTGCTGTCGAGCAAAAATGCTTGGGGCAGAACGCAGTGTACCAATCCGGCTCAGTTAGAACAGTTTATTATGAATACCGGCCGAGGTGAACCGTGGCGCAGGGTGTATGCTGAAAGTATAACTGGAGTTTGGCCCTATCTTGAAGCTGCTACACCCAGCTGGTTCCGCGGTTATCTTTATGGCGATTTGTTGTTCTATCCAGCCCAGCCCAGTGTTGTTACAAACGAAAGCGTTGAGTTTACACCCAACAAAGTAACCTACACTGTAAACACAAAGTCTGCACTAGGAAAGAAAATTTCCGCAGCCACTGTGGGCATTGCAGTGCATCGGTCTTACTCAACATTTGGTTCGACTGTTGGCAACTCAGTTGACTTTGCAAAGACATTTGAATCCTCAGATGTTGCATTGATTTCACAAACTCGTGTTAATGTTCCTATTGTAATCGACCAGCAAAAGGTCAACACTGTTAAAGCAACACTGGAACAGTACAGTCGAGCTATTGATCAATGGTTAACTCCTGTGACTGGATTAAGTGATATGAGCAACATCATCTATACCTATGTTAACCAAACCAGCAAAGCAAAACAACTCAAGTCTTTAGGAGAAACTTTTGCAGATTGGCTGGCACAATCAAAAGTTAGTCAACCCAAGCAAGCTAGAATACTTGCATTGGCTGAAGACAATCCTGCGGCGTTGCCTGCAATCTTCAGCCTAGTTAAAGAGATCATGCACATCAAGAACAGCGTGATTGAACAGTTGGACAGTAAAAACAGCGAAGTACGTGCAACCACACTGAACGAAACAGGTGGCGAAGGTTACATCATGCTGAATGAAAAAATCAAGCTGGTACCACGACATCGTTGGATACCTGATTAAATTCTGTTTTGATGCCATTATCCTATATATTTTTTCTTCTATGGTAAATAATAATAACAACACTTACGGAGCGTAAGTTTGTTGCCATAGAGTACAAGGAGAATTAAAATGGCAGACGTATATTCAGTATCAGTTGGCGCAACCACAGTTGGTGCAAACGCACGTGTCGCAAAGGCAAATTATGCATTTGGTACACCAAATCTAAAGTTTTACAAAGTTGCAGCAGTTCACAGTGCCGCAGCAGTTAACTTTTCGTCAGAAGCTGCAAACAGCAACTTCTTCAAGGGACTAAATGCCCTACAAGGCTTTGCTGAAATTTATTGGGCAGACGGCGGAACCGAAGGTTTCGTTGTAGCTGTAAACAACAACAGTGCAAACAGTGGTTCAGCAGCAACACCATCACTAAGTGACGGTTCATGGGGCGCAGCAGAAGCAGCTATCAAAGCAGCAGTTGCAGCAGACACTTCATGCACAATCACTGAAATTGACTTAGCAACTAACGGTCTTTCAATAGACTAATAGTTCTAAAACTAACTCAAAGGGTTCGTATTTTACGGACCCTTTTTTTATGGCCGATAAGTATTGATATGAGATTTCAATTGTTAACACTTATAGATATTACACAAACACGAGCCCGCAAAGGTGACGACGGGTTTTTGCAAAAGCAACAGCAGAATTATCTCACTGCACTGCAAACAATCAGCATGAGAGCAAATCCAGAAATAAAGACATCGCCAACTTATGAACACAAAGACATCAACGGGCTGGGCTTTGGCAAAACATACAAAGGCAAGCATCGAGTATGGAAACTGAACTTTAATTTTGAGTTTGAAAACAGTCATTCAGTCGACACACTAAACTCAGACTTTAACCTAGTACCGATTATTAAAAATCTAAACGAAACAGTAGATTTGAAAGATGCTGCATTTATCACAGGTTCAGCAGAGTTTAACAACATATTGTTCTTCAACTTGGATGATTTTAGCTGAGATGATAAATATAAAAAAGGCAATACACAGGCATTCAACACTATTCGCTACTACTGTTACAACACTGGAGAAATAAATGTCGTCTGCCCACACTACCACTGACTTAGAAAGACAAAGCCTTGAAGCACACGTTGACCTGTGCGCAATAAGATATGAACAACTGGACAAGAGATTGACAAAAGTTGAACAAAAGATAGATGCCATTTCCAGTGAAATGAAATCAGCAAACACTGCGCTGGTAAAAGTTATAGTGGGTGCTGCTGGTACTATTACATCTGGATTACTGGGTACAATCGTAGTAATGCTGATGAAACTATAATCACGATAAATAACTTTATGTTATTGCGTGAATTATTAAATCAAGACACAAATGAAAAGATAGTTTGGGGAAGAACTGGTAAAACAGTTGTTCGTAAATATCGCTGTTCCAGTGGCAAACGTCAAGGACGTGTTGTTAGCAAAATGTCACAGTGTTTTGCTCCATTAAACTTTAAACAGAGTGCAAGATTCAAAAGAGTCAAAGCAAGGGTCGGTGACAGAATGGCGAGAAGATCTCAACGGACCAAGCGTGTAAACCCTGCTAGTCTCAGAGTACAAGCATTAAACAAAATGACCTAGGCAGAAAGAAATCGAGATATGAGAGCAGATGAATTTATCAACCGCGATGAAAAACTAGACGAAATATTGCCTCTTATTGGAATGGCTGCAAGATCTGTAGCAGGCATGGCTGCTAAAAATATTGGCAAATCAGTTGCAGGTGCAGCCGCACAAAAGATCGGCCAAAAGATCTCGGGCATGTCCGGTACTCAAACACAACCAACTGTTCCCGGAGACAACAAAGCCTATGCCGACATTGACAGAGCAAAGAATACACTGTTGCAACCAGGCAAAAAGCTAGTGTTGCCTACACAGACCGGAAAACCCCAAACATTTAAAATTACAAAGGTGGCAGGCGACGAAGTGGAGATAGAAAATCCAGACGCTGTTCGAGATCCTAGCCAGCCAGACAAAGTTACCTACAACAAGCAAGATATTAAAAAGTCTATATCGATATGAAATTCAACGACCTAATCAAAGATTTCTCAATACATATCAGCAACGAAGAAAAGACCTTGCTTGACAAAATATCAAAACCATGTTATGTTGAGTTATTCTCCGAAAGAGAACAATACGTAATCGAAAGCTTAATTAGAAAAAGTTTGCTTTCAAAAGTATATTATAAAGGTAGCACAGTAGTAATCCCAAATGAAAGATCTTAATCTCGCTATTCAAGAATTAGAAGATATAGTTGAATCCAATTTAGACAACCTTTCTTTACCCTATAAAAAAGGCAACAGCATAAGAGTTGGGTATATTATTATAAGAAAAAGTAAAAATCTTGGCTACATAGTGTTTGACAGCAAACACAACAAATGTATAACCAACACCTTTAGCATAGTAGCAGCACTTGCAGTGGCAAAGGCTGCTACGAAAAAAACACCAATCTACAATATTTTAAAATACGACAGCATAATAGAAAAAAACTACAACGACAGTCAGTTTTATTCACACATTATAAATGGCGGAGCCAGCGAGACTCGCAAGAACGCAATTGCATCTCGTCTTGAAATATCAACTACTCGTATGGACGCTGCAAAAACTGCTCTTGATAAGTTCATTATGAAAGATATGTGATAAATAAATTAAACAATTCCAGGAACCCAACCATGAACATAAGAGAATTTGCCAAACCAATTACTGCTAAATCCTTAAACGAAAGCCTAGCCGCACGTTTTGGACAAAGGATTAATTTAGATCGTTTTACTATGGAGCAACTACAAGATGCTCGCAACAAGTTACGAACAAAACTTAGTCAAGTAGAAACAAACGAATCGTTTGATTCAGTACACAACGAAACTTACCAAAAATCAAAGATGATGTTGGATGTTTTAAATGCTGCTCTTTCTGAAAGAGGACATGTAGAAGAAGACATTTCAATCAAGCGTCTTAGAGAAAGCGAAGAAGACAAAGCCGAAATAGTGATGTCAGCCAAAGACATGGTTGAGCGTTTGACCGGATGGATGCAGGACGTAGCAGAAATGCAAACTGAAAGTATGTTGGAACTAGCTGACGCAATTCGTGACGAAATGGGCCAGGAATCTTCGGATTCGTTTGTTACAATGGTAAAGCCTGCATTGGACAGTCTATATCAAGCAATGGAAACAACTCGTACATCGTTAACTGGCGGACTTGGATTGGTGACCGGTGAAGGCTCAGCAACTCCTATGCCAGGTGATGACATGGAAGCGCCTATGCCTGTAGATGACATGGATGGTGACATCAGTGCTGACTCATCTGTAGACGACGACTTTGGTGCAGCAGAGCCAGCTGCTGGTGGTGAAGAGCCTGCTGCTAGAGCAAAACGTGAATCACGTGATTACAGTGCTAAAAAAGCAACAGGTACTGTGCTTAAAAAGTTACGTGCAAAAGAATCAGTGGATCCAACTCGTTTAGCAACATTACTTTCAAAAAAAAAGTAAGTGAAAACGTCAATACCAGCAAGCTATACCAGCTGTTATTTTTATTAAAGAACAATGGAAACTTCAACGTTTCCTTTGATCAACTGAATCGTTATATGAAAAATATAGGCGAAGAATTATTTACCTACGACACGTTTCAACAAGCATACGACAGTGATCCTAAAATTCAAAATATAGTAGCTGACTTTAATAAAAATTCTGTTAAAATAAAATCAGGCGATGAAAATAAACTAACACCAACCCCTACCTCAGGAAAAAATACTATTTCAGCAATGGCAAAAAGAGCAACTGACTTGGGCGACACATAAACATTGTAAACAGGCATGACATTAATACAAAAAAAGTACGAGTACAAAAAACTTAAAAGAGTTGAAATAAATGGTAAAAGAAGATACGACTGGGGTGGTAGCATCCCAGTTCCAAGTGTTACTACAATTTTATCAGATACAAAAGATCAAACACACTTAATCGAATGGAGAAAGCGTGTTGGTGAAACAAAAGCAACAGAGATAACTGTTGAAGCAGCAGGTGTAGGTACTCGTATGCACAAGTACCTAGAAGACTACATCGACACCGGACTGTGGCCCAATCCAGGCAGCAACCCTTATGCTCAAAAAGCACATGCAATGGCAACACGAATCAAAGTACATGCCCTTGACGATGTTGATGAAATTTGGGGAAGTGAAGTTTCTTTGTACATGCCAGAAATGTATGCAGGAACAACAGACTTGGTCGGATTGTACAAAGGCAATCCGTCTATAATGGATTTTAAACAGAGCAACAAGGTTAAGAAGAAAGAGTGGATCGAAGACTACTATCTTCAAATGACTGCATACGCTCTTGCTCACAATGAAATACACGGTACAGACATTCGCGAAGGACATATTTTTATGTGTACTAGAGATGAACAGTACCTGCAATTCGATCTGTGGCCCGACGAATTCGACAAGTGGTCGCATAAATGGTGGGACCGAGTACACGACTACTATTCTAAATACGCATAAATATATAAAAGCTTAGGAGTATTTAAATGGCAGTGGTGTCAATCTCAAGAATTCAGCATCGTAGAGGCAGAAAACTTACCAACACAGGAATGCCGCAACTGGCATCAGGTGAACTTGGCTGGGCAATCGATACCCAGGAACTGTTTATCGGCAATGGATCTGTAAGCGAAGGTGCTCCGTATGTTGGCAATACCAAGCTGCTTACTGAACACGATAACATTTTTACTCTTGCTGATCAATACACTTATAAACCAGACAGCAATCTTTGGGGATCACAGATTCCTGTAAGCAGACCCCTGCAGGATAGACTAGACGAATTCGTTTCTGTGTTTTCGTTTGGTGCAACAGCAGACGGCACTGATCAGACCACAGCTATAGAAAACGCAATAAACAGCCTTTACAAAAGCGCAGACAATACCAATAGAGTAATAATCTGGTTTCCTGCTGGTACTTATTTGATTTCCAGTACAATACAACTGCCTCCTTATGTAACACTTAGAGGTGCAGGCAAGGGCAAGACAAAAATCATCACATCAAATTGCAGTGCATTCACCACCATACACTACAATCCCAACAACGTACTAGAAACCATTACCAATCTAAATCAAGCAAAATACATTGAAGTTTCGGACATGACCATATCTGTGCCTTCTACTTCGCACAGAGGCATAACAGTTGCTTCTGGTGTAAACAGTATATTTAAAAATCTACGATTTGAAGGTGCGTGGAACTACGGTGCTACAAACACTGCACACAGCGCAATAGTGTTGACAGCATCTGCCTCCGACATTACATCTTCTTACAACCTATTTGAAAACATTGAGATTGACAGTTTCAATTATGCCGTTTATAGTGATGATGATGTTAAACACAATCTCTTTTCTAATTGCAATTTCTACAAACTAAAACAAGCAGTTGTATTTGGATTAAACAGCGTTATTGGCAGCAATAACCAGATGACTGGTCCGTTGTTTAACACATTTGAAAAGTGCGTTTTTGATCGTGTTGACCAAGAAGGCATCTATGTAAAGTATGGTGAGTACAATGTAAGTAGAGAAAACAAATATTTGAATGTAGGTAATAACAGTGCAGGCACACCAATTCCGTTCTTCTCGAACATAAGATTTGACACCAACACAAACATTTCAGACAACGACTACTTTGAAAGAACTGCTTCGCTTTCACCAAACGAAGATGGCAATCCTTCGGTGTTGAATTTTGATACACGTTATGTTCCTGAAGTATATGGTAGAACAGATGTCAAGTTAAAGTATGCCAATGAAATTACCATTGGTTACATGCCTGGAAAAGTGCCCAGCGGCGACCCACAAGAAATACTAAAGTTTCCTGTGATCAACAGTGGAACAATTTTTGTTGATTATGTATACACAGAAACCAACAACAATATAGTTAGAGAAGGTGTTCTTGAAATTGTTTGTAACTTAGACACAGAAGAAGTTACAATAAACGATGATTATACATACTTGGGATCGTCCACTGATTACAGCACTGCACTTACTTTTTATGCCGAGTTTGCTGACCTAGGCGGTGACCTAAACAAAGATACTGTTAGAATTAACTGTATCAACACAATCAGTTCAGCAGACGATAAATTTTATTATACCATAAGAGTAAAATCCTAATACATGTTTGATAAAAAATACGAGGACAGGCTTAGAGCCTGGGCTGATTTTAGAAGTCAGCTGGAGTTTTCCAACGATCCTATACAAGACACGATTGATTTTTACAATCGAGCTCCGCTGGTCAACATTCAAGTGGATCCGTACGACGAAAACACTTGGCTGGATCCATGGACACTGTTGAGAGAAAACAATTATTGCAATTTTGCATTAATTTTAGGAATAGCCTACACTTTGCAATTAACCACTCGCTTTTCTGATACTGATTTTGAGATACATATCTGTACCAATAAAGAAAAGTCAGAGGTAAAATATTTGCTTTACGTGGGCAATCAAGTGATTGGTTATCAACGAGATAAGGCAGTCAACGCTGAGATTATTTCTATAAGTTATGTAATCGAAAAGAAATATTGCTTACCAAAGCTACAATAAATATCTGTCTCGACCACAAGAGCAAGAACAAATTTAATAAAGAGGAAAATGATAAAAATGATTCAAGTTACGAAACGCAATGGGAAAAAAGAACCACTTGATATTGAAAAATTACACAAGGTAGTATTTCATGCTTGCGAAGGCATTACAGGGGTCAGTCCTAGCGAAGTAGAAATTAAGAGTCAAATTCAATTCTACAATGGTATCAAGACTGACGACATTCAAGAGACACTGATCAAGGCAGCAGCAGATCTCATCTCAGAAGAAAATCCAAATTATCAGTATGTGGGCGGCAGACTAATCAATTACGGATTACGCAAAGAAGTATACGGACAATACACACCATATTCAGTTAAAGAACTGGTGGTTCGCAACATTAAAAATGGTTTTTATGACCCAGAGTTGCTCAACTATTACAGTGACGAAGAGTGGGATAAGATTAATAACTTTATCAAACATGAACGTGACGAAGACTTAACCTATGTTGCTATGGAGCAGCTAAGAGGTAAGTACCTAGTACAGAATCGTGTAACAGGAGAAATATTTGAAACTCCGCAGATGTGCTATATATTAATTGCGGCAACACTGTTTCAAGGATACCCCAAAGATACACGACTACAATGGGTAAAGGAATATTATGATGCTATCTCAACTCACGACATCAGTTTGCCGACTCCGGTCATGGCTGGTGTCCGTACACCGCAACGGCAATTTAGCAGTTGCGTTCTTATCGAGTCTGATGACTCACTTGACTCTATCAATGCTACTACTAGCGCCATTGTTAAGTATGTAAGTCAAAAAGCCGGCATTGGTATCGGCGGCGGCAAGATACGTGCTATCGGTTCGCCAGTGCGCCGCGGCGATGCATATCATACAGGTATTATTCCTTTCTATAAAATGTTCCAAGCAGCCGTTAAAAGCTGTAGTCAGGGCGGAGTGCGCGGTGGCGCAGCAACAATCTATTATCCACTGTGGCATTACGAAGTTGAAGATCTACTTGTTCTAAAAAACAACAAAGGCACAGAAGAAAATCGTGTACGCCATATGGACTATGGTGTACAGTTTAACAAGCTGATGTATGAAAGACTAATCACCGGCGGCGATATCACACTGTTTAGTCCAAGTGACGTTCCTGGTTTGTATGATGCGTTCTTTGCTGACCAAAATAAGTTTAGAGAGCTGTACGAGGCTGCTGAACGCAACACAAAGATACGCAAGAAGACTGTAAAAGCACTGGAAATATTTGGCTCGTTCATGGAAGAACGCAAGTCAACTGGTCGCATTTATCTACAGAACGTGGATAATGCAAATGACCATGGTGCATTCTTGCCTGAGCTTGCACCTATTCGTCAAAGCAATCTTTGTGCAGAAATTGATCTACCAACCAAGCCATTGAGCGATCTAAACGATGCGGCGGGCGAAATCAGCCTCTGCACTCTTTCCGCCATTAATTGGGGCAACATTCGTACACCAGCAGACTTTGAACGTGTATGTAGACTAGCAGTTCGCGGGCTTGACGCATTGCTATCCTACCAAGACTATCCAGTATTAGCAGCACGTCTGTCAACTGAGAAGCGCCGTCCACTGGGCGTTGGCATTATCAACTTTGCATACTGGATGGCCAAACACGGTCTCAGCTATCAACACATTGATGCAGACGGACTTGCACTCATTGACGAATGGGCAGAAGCTTGGAGTTATTACTTGATCAAAGCCAGTGCTGACATTGCAGTAGAGCAAGGCGCACCAAGCGGCAACATGGAAACAAAGTACGGGCATGGTATTACTCCTAATCAGACCTACAAAAAGGATCTTGACGATCTTGTTCCTCATGTGGAGCGCATGGACTGGGACGGGCTTAGAGAACAACTACGCAAAACTGGTATTCGCAACAGCACACTGATGGCGCTTATGCCAAGCGAAACCAGCGCACAAATTGCAAATGCTACAAATGGTATTGAGCCACCACGTGCATATATTTCAGTTAAGCAAAGCAAGCACGGCGTACTCAAGCAGGTTGTTCCAGAATACAAGCGTCTAAAAAACAAGTATGATCTACTGTGGGATCAAAAATCGCCAGAAGGTTACATCAAGATCATGGCAGTGTTGCAGAAATACATCGACCAAGGTATCAGTGTAAACACCAGCTATAATCCAATATATTTCGAAGATGAAAAGATTCCAATGAGCGTTATGCTACAGCATATGATCATGTTCTACAAGTACGGCGGCAAACAGTTGTATTATTTTAATACCAACGACGGCGCAGGCGAACTGGACGTGGCCAAGATGGTCAAAGAAGAATCGCTTGAACCCGAAATAGAACTCAGTGACGAAGCTGCTTGCGAAAGCTGCACAATTTAATTGACAGAGCCTTTGGGCTCTGTTATACTCTTATAGAATATAAAAGGATAAAAATGAGTAGCGTATTTGATCTTGAAAATCGTGCAGACCACACAAAAGTAACAGCCTTCCTTGACCCATCGGGTGGCCCAACTGTCCAGCGGTATGACACACTAAAATATAAACAGTTTGATCAGCTTACTGACAAACAACTTGGCTTCCTTTGGCGTCCTGAAGAAGTTGACGTTTACAAAGACGCAAATGACTTTAAAGCACTGACAGCACATGAACAGCATATCTTTACTTCAAACCTAAAGCGTCAGATTCTACTGGACAGTGTACAGGGCCGCGCACCAGTAGAAGCATTCAGTCCAATTGTAAGTTTGCCAGAGATTGAAAACTGGATCTTAACTTGGACATTCAGCGAAAGCATACACAGTCGCAGTTACAGTCATATTATTCGCAATGTATACGCCAACCCATCAAAGATCTTTGATGAAATGATGGACATTGAAGAAATTGTTGATTGTGCAGAAAACATCAGTAAAAACTATGATGATCTGATCGAACTGGCCAGCTGGTACAATTTGCTAGGAGAAGGAACACACACTGTAAATGGAAAAACAGTTTCTGTTGACTTGTATGAGTTGAAAAAGAAACTGTGGCTTGCACTGATGAGCGTGAACATTCTTGAAGGTGTTCGCTTCTATGTTAGTTTTGCTTGCAGTTGGGCATTTGCTGAATTGAAAAAGATGGAAGGCAATGCTAAGATCATCAAGCTAATTGCTCGTGATGAAAACCTACACCTTGCTTCGACTCAGATGCTGTTGAAGATTTTACAAAAAGACGATCCAGATTACGCAAAGATTGCAAAAGAAACTGAAGCAGAATCAATCCAAATGTTTATTGATGCAGTTGATCAAGAAAAAACTTGGGCAGACTTTCTATTCAAAGACGGCAGCATGATTGGTCTCAACACGCAGCTTCTAACAGAATACATCGAATGGATCGCTGCAAAGCGTATGAGCATGGTTGGTCTCAAGAGTCCGTACACAGTAAAGAGCAATCCTTTGCCTTGGACACAAAAATGGATTTCGGGTGCTGATGTGCAGGTTGCACCACAGGAAACTGAAATTAGCTCTTACACAGTTGGCGCTATCAAACAAGACGTAGGTTCAGATACATTTAAAGGATTTTCGCTATGAGAAAAGCTCGTGCACCTCGTGGTCCTGCTAAACTTCACGCAGCAGCAATACGAACAGCCAAAAAAGGCTTGAGAAAAAGGTTGAGAAAAAAATGAGTGAAACTGTTGTATGGAGTAAGGACAATTGTCCGTATTGTGTTAAAGCAAAACGTATGCTAGACAGCAAGGGCATACGTTACGAAGAAAGAAATATTTCCAACGGCTGGTCCAAGCAACAGTTGTTGGAATCTGTTCCTGATGCTAAAACTGTTCCGCAAATTTTCCTACACGGAAAATACATTGGTGGATCTGATGCACTGGAGAAATACTTTGAAGAACATGACATGTGGAGAAACGATTAATGCTTATTGAAGCCCCGTTAAAAGACGGAGACACTGTTACTATCAAAACATTCAACGGTGACGAGCTTGTTGCTCGTTTGGTTGAAACCAAAACAAACACTTATGTAGTTTCAAAGCCATTGGCAATTATGGCAACAGCACAAGGGCTAGGGCTAGGTCCTTATACATTCACAGTTAATCCAGACACCAAGATCGAAATCAACAAAAATGCAGTGATCTTTATTGCCAAGACTGACAGTGAAATGGCAAAACAGTACATCAGCAGTACCAGTGGAATTAAACTGGTATGACAGCATTTGCTAGATTAGACGACGAAACCAAAGGAATCTGTTACCATCCTAGCCATGCAAGCCCGCTTACTGTTGACGGAAAGATTACCGGAAGTGCAGCCAGAACTGTTATTGAAAATAAACTGGCTGCAAGGGTCGGTGATGAAGTTACAGCCGATTGTGGCCACAAAGGTAAAATAAGTTTAGCGTCTGGAAATATAACAGCCGAAGGCAAACGTGTAGCTAGAAAAGGCGATCCTTTTACAGGCGACTACATAGGAACAATTGTTGGAGGTGCTTCAAAATCTGGAACAGATAACAGCATTTCCGGCGACGGACCCGAATAACAAAAAGGTTTAATATGAAGAAAATTTTAACAGACGCCGACGGAGTTTTGCTAAACTGGGAAGGTGCTTTTCACGCTTGGATGGAAGAAAAAAACTTCTATAAGAACAATACAAATTCTTATGAAATCTACGATCGTTATCCAGGCATGGCTGTAGATGAAGCAGAACGATATGTTGAAGAGTTTAACAATTGTTCTAGAATCTGTTGCTTGCCGTCGATCAAAGGTGCAGTTGAAGGTGTTGCAAAACTTGTAAATTATGGTTATCGCTTTGATTGCATAACCAGTATCAGTGCAGATCCTTACACAAAACGCTTGCGTTGGCAAAATCTAACAGAAACTTTTGGGTTAGTGTTTGATGAACTAACCTGTATTGGCAACGGCAGCAGCAAAGACACAGCATTGTCAAAATACAAAGACACTGGTTATTGGTGGCTTGAAGACTTGCCAAAGAATTGCGATGCAGGATTGCGTGTAGGACTTAGACCTATTTTAATTTCGCATCCTTACAATGAATACTATTCAAATACTGACGTGGTTCGTGTAAAGAATTGGGAGGAATTGTGCGAGGTAATTCTCAGTGAGTGATACGCATGAACAGTTAAAACTAGCATGGGCAATATATTTACAAGAGAACGATAAGTTTGAAGTAAAAGGCATCAAAGCTAGTGCTGTTCGTGCAAGACAGGCTCTCAACGACATGAAAGATCTTGTTACAGAACGTAGAAAAGAAATACAAGAAAAGAAAAGTGACCTATAATAAATATAATATAGGAGAATGTTATGAATACACTGAAAGATCTTAGAAATTACATCAAGTTAGAATACGGTGTTGATCCTGTTTTGTTTGACGGAAAAATATTGGAATACAGAGCTGTTTCATTTGAAAGAAACGAAGATCCGTATATCTATGTAAACAAAGAGACCATGTCGGACATGTGGACAGTAAGGCGTAAAAATCACAGCATTGATTTTTTTAGAACCAGCGAATTGGAAAATGCTATATCTCCTGCTGGAAGTTTGTTGTATTATTTTATGCCGGAGTCTAGACTTTAATGGACCAAGAAAATATTGATTACCTTTACAGTATCGGCAACCGTGTAAAATATTATTTTAATATTAGAAAAAAAGCAGTCAATTATATTTTAACAAATAGAATAACAAACAACGAAATATGTGTGCATATAGTGCTGATGTCTGCTATATGGGCAGCAATACAAATAGGCGAAGAATTAACACAGGACGACCTTTTGATTCTTTTTGGACTCGTCAGCAATATCAACGATGAATCTAGAGCAGAATTGCAAAGAGTTACTTCTATAGCAGACCTAAGTTTAGAAGAAATTTTCAAAGCTGTAGTAGAAAAATTTAAATAATGGAAACAATATGTACTCAATAAACAGAAATCACCACAATACTCCGAAAAATCTCATAGAAGAATTTATGTTAAAAGGCGGACAAGTAACAAGATGTTCAACTGGTGAACGGACTGAAAATATAGAGTATACCGGCGGGTTTTACGGAAAAAGAAAAAAGAAAACTGAAACAGTTGATCCTGAGGTCAGCGATGACGAAAGTTAAAGCACATCTTGTAGATGTTGACTGGCCTGTAAAGCTAGGAAATCCTTGCGGTGAAATTAACCTTCCTGTGTTGATGGAACCAAAGCAAATTACACTGTTGCGTTTAAAAGGACTTAGAATATACGACTACACAGAATCATTGGGCATGGAATCAGAGTCTGTTGACCAAGATAGCTGCACAGTTTACAGATAAAAAATGTTATAGAGTGTGGACCAACATGACTTCGAGATGTCGTGCCGGTGGCAAAATAGTTTGGCTAACGGACAGAGAAATATTACTCAATAATATAAAACATCCTAGAAAGTATTTTGAATTAGTCGAAGGAACAGATCTATTTTCAGTTTATGGAAAATACATGCACCAGACTGTAGATTGATGTAAATACTGTATGACAGCATACGAACGCAAAGAAGCCAACAGATACTATTGGATAGTAAAAGGGCATCTAATTCCAGATTC